CAATGATCTGAAATGACCACTATGAGCAGACGCTGTAGGATATTCTTTTATAATTAATTGACCGTTTGTTTTGTTTTTAACTTTTAATATTTTAGAATCGTATAAGTCTTTTGGTAGGGCGTGTAGGTCATCTATTGTTGTGTCTAATAGATTGGCGTCTATTCTTTCAGCAATTCTTTCTTCAGCCATTTCTAAAGTAATATACAGCACGTTTAATCCTTGTGCCAAATAAGCACTAGCACAATGACACATAAACAAAGATTTACCTACACCCGTACCTGCAAGGGCAATATTTAAAGTTTTACTAGGCACACCGCCTTTTGTAATACGATTAAAATAACTTAAATCAAATTGATACTTCTTCTCTTTTGTATGATAATATTTAAATCTTGCTTCTGCGTCACCTATATAATCGTGCCCTATATGATTATCAAAACTAACTGCTAATGCGTCAGCAAGAATACTAGGTATTGCCTCTTGTGTTCTTTTCTTATCTTTGCCATCTAATATCTTAATGCCATCTAATACTGCATTATGAACAGCACGATCTTTACAAAACTTTTCAGTTGTATCTAGCAACCATTGTTGTTCAACTTCTTCAGGATTTAATGATGTTAATAATTCTTTTACAGATTTGTTTTCGTCTTCGTTTATATCTTTACGATAACCTAACTCAATTAGCAACGATTCTTTTGTAGGTAAGTTCTTATACTTTTCACAAAAATTATTAATCTCTTGGAATAAAATCTTTTCTTCTCTTTTTGTAAAATAGATTTCATCAATAAAAGGCAAAGTCTTACGAGTATAATCTTCATTAAAAATAAGATTTCGTAATATTGTAACTTCTATTCTCTCGTTATTTGTCAAATACTGCTGTTCCATTTTTTATTTGTTTATCTAATTGTTCTATTAATATGTCACCAATATAATCTATAAACTCTTGTTTGTCAAGGTCCGTTTCGTGTGGGTTGAATAATACATCATAATCAAATTTCATAGGTAAAGTACCGTCTGCGTTTTCTTTAGGCGCAAATCCTACTTTACCATATTTGTATATGATACCTTTAAACTTTCCTTCTAATAATTTTATAGAAGTAAAATCGTCACCTTCTCTTTGTACAAAGGCGTATTTCTGTTTATTCTTCGTCTGATCCGTAGGTGAATTTTCTTTTGGCATATTCATCAATCTTATCTAATACTTCTTTTGTAAAATATTTTTCTGGTTCTGTATTGATTGACTTACCAAACACTTTTGATCCATCAGGCATTTCATATCTTGTAGATACTTTTTTAAACACACCTGATTCTTCTCCTAGTTCTAACAAACCATAGTATTTGTCTAAACCTTGTTTGTATGTAAGTCTTACATCTATTTTAGCATTTTCTTTTGTTAACCTTGATTTATAATTTTTACAATGAATTACATTGCCTATCACTTCGGTACCTTCTTTTTCTTTTCTTTTACCTAGATAGACGATTGATGAAGCGGCATATTTGAGACCTGAACCGCCACCCATTTCTTTTTGAGGGAACATTGAACCGATTACGTCATAAGTATGATTGGTCATAATCATAGGTATATTTGCTTTACCTAGTTTCAATGTTAAAACTCTAAATGTAGATTTGACTATTTGTGATCTAGTCATATCTCTTGTTTCTTTACCAGCGGCAGTATCTTCCATTTCTTTTGTAGTAGATAACATTCCTAAACTATCTAATACAAACATTAAAGGTTTTCTTTTATCCTCTGGTTGTTCTAAATATTTGTCTGCAATCTTAATAGATTGATTTCTAAATTCTTGTACGGTTGCTACAGGCACTACAACCATTCTACTTGAATCAACTCCTCTACTTTCAATCATATCTTTTGAAATAGCACTTTCTGATTCAAAGTAAATTACGCCTGCATTTTTATCCATATCTAAAAAATGTTTACAAATTCCTAATGCAAAGAAAGTTTTACCTGTTGCAGCTTCACCTGCAATAGCAGTAATCTTATTACCTGGCATACCACCATAGATACTGCCTGATAGTAAGGCATTAAAAGAATATGATCCTGTATCAATAAAACTTGTTACATCTGCTGATTCAACACCATCACTTACTAGTGTTGCATATTCATTACCTGTTTCTTTAATTATGTCTTTTAGAAAGTCGCTCATACTCTATCATCTCCTTATCATTATAACTTATTGTAAACCATTTTATGCCTAGATCATAACACACTTTCTTAATATTGTCAAGCTCCGTGGCAGGAAAACTATGAGTTATGTAATTATTATATCCTTTATATATCGTTATCATCATTTAGTATATTAGGCATTTTGGCAACCTTGCCACTATTTGCTCTCAACACTACTTTTCTCGCTGTAGGTGAAACACTTAACTGCCCAATCTCATTCCATAATCTATATTTCTCGTTTTGTGGTATCCAACCTTTAGGTGGTTCTTCAAACTCATCTGGTTTTATTCTATTCCATAAGAGTGATTTTACTTCATCTATACTAACAGGACCAAAATCATTAAATGCTCTACCTTCAAATCTTTCTGCCATCATATAAATTTGCTCTTTGTTGTATTCTATCTTTCTTTGATAGTCCCAATACTCTTTTAGGTTGTTGTAATCTTTTTGTGATATTGCCATCATAATATTTATGAAAAGAAACTATCAAGTGTTCCTTTTCTTGCTGTGCTAAATAAATCAAAATTTTTATCTTTAGAAAAATACCATACATTTTCTATAAATGTTTTATTCATAAACTCTTGCTTATCTTTTTCTGTTTCAAATAATTTATCTGATTTAGGTCTTTGCATAATTCTCATACCTATTTGACCTACAAAATTATCTTTTAACATATCAACAACTTCATCACAACTTCTATATCTTTTACCTTTAACTTGTGGATCCATAATATTAATTATAGTATGCTTTGATCTTTCAAAACATTTTTTAGATACAGGTAAAAAGAAATCATCACGCCACTTTTCATACTCGTTAAATTTAAACCACGATTGATTTTCTTCTTTCTCACCGCCTTTGTTATATTCTTCAGTAGAAAAATATGGTGGACTTGTAAATGAACAATCAATATCTTTTATTTCATCCCAAGGCAAATCTTCAGCACCACAATTGTATATCTTAACTTTTTTAGGTTTAGATAGAAAACTATTATATACTTCTATCTGTTTCATATATTGTTTGTAAGTATTAGGGTTTGGATCACATCCTATATATTCTTCAGCGTCCGAGGCAAAGAAACCAGCAAGTCTATCTCCCCATCCACAACTTGTATCTAAAACTCTTTTTGCATTAGTCAATTGGTAAATAGTCTTGGCTACATTAGGTTTAAATTGTGTTGCAATATATGTACCTAATCTAAATGCACTCATATAACTTGCTTCTGATAACTGACCACCTCTTAATTCTTCTTTACCATCAACCATAACTTTCTTCATATTATTGATACCTCGCCATATAGGACCTAGACAACGCCATATATCTTTTGCTGTTCCGTTATACCATACATCTAAAGGTGCTTTGAAACTATAACTAGAACAATTTAATCTTAACTCTTGGTGAAAATAATTAGATACATTATTATAAGTTGATGGTGCGTCTATGATACCTAGACCATAGTCTTTATAATTATATTTGTAATCATCATATTTTTCCATAACATTATTGTCATTAAGTTTACAATATTGAGTTATGTCTTGTTTCTGTAAATCGTAAAACGAATTTCTTACATCATCTAAAGTTATTTTCTTTAGAGGAAATTTAGGTCTATTCTTTTCAATGTATTCTGCTAAGTCTAATCTAAATTGTTCTTTGCCAATTTCATTTGTCATTCTCTCAAAAGAGAGTTGATCCATAATAGGCAATCCGTTTTCGTTAGCGTAATTACTTAATTTCGTATTCAAAGTTTTGTGTTTCCTCGTTTATATGTATTTGTTTTGCACCATTCTTTATATGAAAGTGTGTTGCCATAGGTGTAAGTGGTGATAGAGTTACTAGTCTTTCCATCTTATTTTTCTTTGACCACTCGCCTAGTTTTTTTACTATCTCTTTACCTGCACCTCTTTTACGAGACCATACCGTATATGCAATAGCACATTTACCATCTTTTACTCTGGACATATAATCCATTTCTCTAACGGTATAAGGTACTTCAGGACAAAATGCAACGCAAATAATTGCTTCTATTTCATTTTCATATTTTAATCCGAATATTTTTCTACCGTGTTGTATTCTAAAACCTAAAGTTAATTCAGGTCTAACAGGATCCTCAGATACATCTATGTCGTCAAGTTCTACTAACTCGGTACCTTTTACCCATTTAAAGAAATCATTTACACTATCTTTTAATATCTTCATTATTCCACTTTCGTAATAACCATACTATAAATGCGTATATCATTATAACATAAAATATTGCTAATGTCAATTCCACTTTGTTACCTCATTTCCAAAACTATCCCAACCTTCTTTTTGTTGTCTAGCAAACAATTCTATATAAGGTCCTTCTAGTAAATCTTCTATATGTTTATACATTATATCAGGTTTTCTACTATGTTCTCTACGCTGTTCTACTACTAATTGAGGTACTGATTTACTGATTCGTTTAGGTTTACCTTTTGTTGCAAGTAAACACATTTCAGGATTACCTCTAGTCCAGTATCCAAGACCTGTAAAGAAACCAGGTTTAGTTTTATTTGTCTTTGCCCAAGTAAATGCAACGGTCTTGTACTTGAAACCCCAAGCATTTATTACTTCAAATGCTTTATCAAGTAAAGGATCAACAACCCACATTAATAATACTGAATTGTCGTTTGCTATTTTGTTTATAGGCATATTACATATATCTTTAAATGTCATAACATTAT